TCTTGGCCGCCTTGACTTCTTCCTTAAGAACTTCATACGGTGTTTTGGGTGCGTCGCTCATTGCGTTCGGGTCGCCTCCGCCAATGAGGTTGGTCGACACCTGATTCTGCTGCGCGTCGAACTGCTGCTGCTGACGCTCTTCTTCGGTGAGTTCCTGTTGCGCATCGGTCTGTACGGCTTCGGCGCCGGATGTTAAATTTTCATTCGCTTCGCCGGTTGACGCGACCACCGCATGCGGGTCCGTTTGCGGCGGTTGAACGGGGGCCGGCACTGGCACGGCCCTGGGATCGGGCCTCACATTAGCATTTGGAAATCCAGCCTCAATGTTTTCGTTCCCACCAAAAATGTATGTGCCGGCAGTGGGGCTCGTACGTGCCCAGCCTCCCAAGTGTGTATGCAGGACACTAAAACTAAAACTTAAGGAAAGGTATTTGGGAAAATAGTTTTTAAGAGCGCCGAGCTTGTCGCTGTTACTACCACGCTCAAGCTCGCCGGCGAGAAACCCACCGACACCCATATCGGGCGCATAATTAAGAGCTCCATTAATATAACCTATCAACTTTTCATTGCTGCCCTCTGGGCCGTGACCTGCAATTAAATTTATCCACCTTAACCCAAGGATTGGGCCCGCCTTCAAAACATTTTGTTGACTTAACCCGCCGCCCATGTACGTTGGATACATAAACTGTATTAATTTGCGTACGTTAGCCATATTCTGTATGGCATGCTCTTTAGAGTCATTCGGAATATCAAAGGCGATACTTATACTACGTCGCGTACTCTGGTAAGTCGCCAATGGGTCCATACGACCGTATACCATTTCTTCATTCCACTGAGAAGTATAGCCATCGCTAAATGATGTTACCCACCCATCGAACTTCACATCGCGGCCCGTAGGGATATGCGTAATGTGAATTTTAAGGGCGTCGCCACGCAGAAGACCATTGCTTGCTTGATCGGCGAGCATCTGGGTCTCGTCGGCCGACTTTGTCCAGATGGGTGCGGTTCCTGGTGAGCCTTCGGGCGTTTCGGAGACCGGCTTCGGATCTTTCTCGGCAGTTGTCTCGATGGGAACGGTGCCCCAGCCGTCTTCAGGCCCCACCGGTGTCCCGGTGGCCTCGGTTGTCTCGATGGGAACGGTGCCCCAGCCGTCTTCAGGCCCCACCGGTGTCCCGGTGGCCTCGGTTGTCTTGACAAGAACGGTGCCCCACTCACCGTTTAGGGCCGGGTGTGTTGACCCCGGGGAAGCTACTGGGACATCGGGGTGGGTACCCGGCGTGGCGGTCTCATGCGGCATCGCCCCTGAATCCGGGGCTGCTCCGGCGAAGCCCGCTGGTTCTTGTATTGCCATCTTAAGACAGGGCTCCCACGCCCGACTTGTTGAAAAGCTTGCTCGCAAACCTTTCATCATCTACAACGAGTTGGACGTCCTGGACGCCGTTGCCGGTGGGGGCGGTCTTGGTTAAATCTCCGCGGAGACCTTGAAGCTCTGTTATAATCTCTTCTGCAAGTTCATTGGAGCGCTTCACGTCCTGAGCGTTGGTTACATATGTGCCATAGGGAACAATGAGTCTCTCGGAACCGAATTCATTGATCTCGATGGGAGTGGCTGCGGTGCCGCCATTGGCCATACCCCGAGCGCGGCCGCGGCGTATGTTGCCTCGGCGGACCGAACCCCCAGCGGCCATGGCGCCGGCCATGGATCCGTATTCGTCGGGGCCTTCGTCTGGGGGGGCCCCGCCGAAACCGCCCGTCACGCCAGTAGCCGTACCGATGCCTCCTGCGACTGTGACGGCGCCAGCAACTCCCGCTGTCGCCAGGGCAGCCATCCCAAGGCCCATCAGCACCCCAGCCGCGCCAGCGGCAGGGATACCAACCATGCTAGCAGTGGCTGCAGCCATGTTCATGAGCGCAAAGGCAGTAACCAAAGCAATCCCGGTTACCATGAGTCCTACAAAAAGAGCAAAAAACGCAACCATGCCTGCCTTAGTCGCAAAGAATGCGCCCATTGCCTCCGCAAGGGAGGCCATTTTTCCAACAAGAGGAATAATGACGTCGTCTAAAAAGGGCTTCAGACTTATATAAAATCCCTGGAATGCTTTTTTCAGCTGCATGGTAATATCCATTGTCTGGCGCGCCTGCTCGGCTAGCTCTTCCTGTTCCAGTCTATGGATCTCCAGCTCTTCGTTTGATTTGCCCATCATGTTAGTCATATCTTCCACGGACATTCCCAGCGCATCTGCAAAGGCCATCTTTTCAGGTCGCGACAAGTCTTCCATGGCAACGCCGGCTTGATCCAACGAGGCCCGCAACATTTTTATACCTTCGGCAGGGTCCTCGAAGGCGGCATTCATCATGTCAATTGAATTTAAGAATGGACCGCCCAAGATAGCGTTAAGACGCCCGACGGAACGTGCAGCATCATCGAACTTCTGGAATCCCTTCATTACGTCAATGAGCTGAGTCACTTCCATGCCCACAGATTTAGCCTGGATTGCCATTTCTTCAAAGACTTTCGCACCTTTTTTACCGAACCCCGCGAGGAAGTCGCTAGAAGCAACAAACTGTTGCCCCATCTTATCAACGTCCATCCCGACGGTGCGTGCTGTAGAGGTCAGGTCTATCAATAGTTCCTCGGCTTCAGTAACACTCATGTTCATGCTTTCCATGGCTGTCTGTGTAATCGAAGCTTGAGTTCCCAACTCAAAGCCCATTTCAGCTAGTAAAGCGGTGGTGTTTGCTAGTGAAACCATTTGATCTTTATTTAAATCAGTAAAGCCGACGACTTCGTTCTTCAAGGTTCTATAGGCTGCAGCTGCTTCTTCCAATTCAACACCAGCTTGACGGAGTGCAACCTCCGTGCCCAGAATCATATCATTAAATTCCCTGCCGGCGCCGGTGGATTTTCGGAATTCTGCTATGACTTTGTCTTGTTTAAGAAGGAACTCGACTTGGTACTTAAGCATCTTCATTCCCACATCCAGAAACTTAAGGCCCACATTCAGCAAGATCTCTTTGTTCTTCCACGTTTTCTTTAAGGCCCCAGCCATGCCCTCAAAGCCGGCTTTGCCTCTTTTAACAAAGCCACCAAGTTTGGCGAGGCCCCCTGACACCCCCAAAGTCGTATTAAGAAACCTATTCATCTCGGCTTCGCCTTCTTTTACGTTCTCTTTGTAAGTTTTGACGCCTTCGGCCGCCTCCATCATCTTTTTCTTGGCGCCGGCAATGTCGCCGCTTTTGAGGAGTGCCATGGCTTCTGCATATTTAATTTGTGCCTTTGCCGCTTTCTCTAGGGTTTCCTCTTCTTTCTCCAGGGTATCCAGGAAGGATTGTATGTTCTGATCGCGAGTCTTCTCGAGCAGCGCGGTTTCCTTCTCGTACTGGGCTTTTCGTTCCTTGGCGGCGGTGACGCGATCAATGGCCTCGGCCTCGCGCACCATGGCGTCATTTCGCTCCTCATCGTTCTTGGACTCGTCGGTCCAAATGGCCTCGGCGGCGCGCCGGGCCGCGTTGGACTCGACGATGGCCACGGCGAGGGCGTCCTGGGCGACCTCGTTGTCTTTGATTTTTTCGGACAAAGTCACCAACTTGGCGGACGACGAGCCCAGGAGATTATCAAATTTTTCAATTCCTTCAAGAAGGTTGTCCGAGAGCTGAAGGTTCTCGATATCTTCCTGCAGACCGACAAACTCTTGCCGGAGCCTGGCGATTTGTGCTTCAGTTAGATCTCTTGAGCGGGCCATCTAAAAATACCTTTTCAATTTTTGAAGGGCCACCGAATACCCGTTTCATTTTCAAATTTCTTTACAGCGTCCGCAAGTTTATGATGGGAATTAAGAGTTCGCGTGTCATTCAAACCATGATTTAAAAAAGAGTCCATGTATCTCTTCTCGCGCGCTAGCGCTTGCGTAAAAGCATTAACCTGCGAAGTCGTCCCCGTTATATTAATTGGGATATCGGCGCCGGCTTGATATAAAGATAAAAGCAGCCCTTCGATCTCCCCCGCAAATTTATTATAAACGCGTACTCGCTCCGACAAAGGAGTATTAAGTTGATTTAGATTGAGCGTGTCTTTGACGAGTTCAGCCATTTACATTATCCCTTAAATATAAATAGTATTAAAAGCAAAAGAATTATCTATCTTTTCCGACGGGCCTCGTCCATAGCCTTTTTGTTTTCTGTTGCCTCTTTTTTATATTCTTCTGCTAAGCGCTCTAGAAACCATCTGCGCAGAGTAATAGGCAGGTTATACATTTCAGTGAAGGACCAACCGCCATAGTGTTTAAGGTTAAAGAACTCTTCATAGACTGCGCGTTGATATTCATCGCTTAGGCCAAAAAAATTCTGCCGTCATCGGCATTACCACCTCCCCGAGGTAGCTACAAATAGGACATTCAAAATCAAATCTGATATCCATGTCGGGTTTAACCTTTTCATACTGTTTTCTTAAATGTGTGACATCTTGCATCGGTATCGATTCAACAAACTTATCGATGGTGGCTCTGTCGGTGTGATCATTGGCTGAAACCAGGATAGCCTTCAATAGATCGGTTATGAGCGAAGATTCTTTTTTAAGCTTCTTTTTATTCTCGGTATGACGCTGAAGCACTTGTTCGTCAGTCGTGGTAAGTAGCTTAACCGTCACTCTCACCTTTGATGTGGGAAGGGTAAAAGCAAAAAGCCCACTCTCTAAAACTTCAACATCTTCAGGAGTCTCTGATATGTCGGCGCTCTGAATCTCCCTTAAATCAAAGGTGGTATCTGATTTTTTGTAGCAAGAAGGACACGTAGCATTAACTCCGTAATCGGCCCCAAATCCCGTAATTCGTGAGGCTATTAAGATAGCATTTTTATCTCCCAAAAGGAGATCCTCCACTCGAATACTCTTGTCTACAATTAGAGAAGAAACCATTCGGTTAATGGCGACACCCTTTTTTAAAAGCGTTTCGGAAGTTAAAATATCTTCTTCCTTAGCCGTCATCTGTTTAATTTCAATTGTCTCCGCATTGTGCAGGGGATGACTTTCGGCATAAAAACGTCCCCGACTTGGAAGCTCTACAAATTCTGTTGGATTAACAAAGGAAAATAAATCGTCTGTATCATTGGTTGCTGCTATAGTTGGCGCAGTTGACGAATCGAGTAACGGGCCCCTTACACGGCCCTGATTATTTCTTCTTCCCACAAATCACCTTCTTTCTTTTGCGGACCCCGGGGGTCGGAGCTATTCTTGTCCGCCACCGCCAGGAGTGCCGCCGGCGCGGTCAACTGCTAGACCACCAGACGTATACACAGCATAATCATAACGTATTTGAACCGTAACATTAAGTAATTCTGTGTCATTATCGTAACTTAAATCACCAAATGTAGCATTTGTAATAAATGGATTCATAAGGAACCAGGTACCAACCGTGCCCCCCTCTCCATCAACCTGCTCAATTGAGATATCCCCAAGCTGACGCAAGGCGTCCGCCTTATTGACAGTACCAGGGGCCTGGTTGCCAGTCACAATTTGTGCCTGCACGTTGGGCGGGAGATACCCCATGCCGGCTAGAGCCTGAAGGAGAATTTGATTGGCATCGGGGTTAATGGCATTAACGATTACTGCCGTAACTGAATTCCATTCAACCGAACCAGGATAATAATAAGTATTACCAAGAAACTTGTGAGTTGCCTCACTAACCGTATAAGCCGGTGTCGTTACTGACTTAGCAAGATATTTGGCGTATGTAAACTTTGTCCCCTCTGTACTCGTAAGTCCAGGAATTTCTAATATAAAGCGATGCGCTCTTTTTGGTTCTGATAAGGCGTCGTTCCAGAATGGCATTTGTCAGTTTCTCCTATTCCTGTAAAGGTCTAAATTAAATAGTGCATTAAATGAAAACATCTCTTTTATTAATCGTCGAAGGACGCTCCAGTTCTAGTGATATTAAAATCAATAGCAATGTACTCAATCGCCCGCGTCGGCTTCAAGAAAATTCGTGCATACATGATGTTTCTATCAACTAAATCAGGAGTTGTAGTCGTCTCGTCAAGAACAAGCTTAAAATCCGACAGACCGAAGTTTGTCTTAATGCTGGAAAGAATTGGCCTAACCCGCGAGATAAATCGAGCCCATGTAGTTTTGACATTGGGATCAAACAGCAGAGTCGCAGCCACCTGAGAGATACGCTTCTTCACAAAGATCATCAACCGGCGCACATTAATGCGATCCAGAGCAGACGGAGTTACCTGAAGCGTCTTCTGGCCGAAGATTACAATACCTTCTGCGGGGAATTTCGCGATTGGGTTAATATTAGCCGCGTAAAGATCATCTCGATCCTTGCGACGCAACTGATGCGCAACATCGCTGACCGGAATACCAGCGGCACCCTCAGTCAGTCCGCCGCGATTAAACCCGGCCGGTGCAAACCAAACCTGAGTCTTCTTCTGTGAGCTTGAGAATGTTCCCAAGGCGGCCACAGAAGGAGGCAGCCAAACCATCGACCCGTTAACGGTGTCGCGGCAGCGCAACCATGGGAAGAAGGTACAACCGTAAGAGCTATTTAAAGCACGTGTGCGTAAATTACTAATCACAGTTGCAAGTTCTGTAGCTGTGTTATTCCTGGCAGACGTGGTACCCTCGGCGCGGGGCTTATAACCACCCTCAAGGTCGATGATAGCTAGCGCGTCGGCGCGGTCCTCACATACATTAATTAAGTTGGTCGTCAAACCGGGCTGCTTAAGTCCCGGGATTGTGGCCAGATTCATCGGCACCACTTCTGGATCAGAAATCGAGTCAATCGTGCGGCGCAGAGTGTTGAAAGTGTAACTATTATTGTCCGTCGGACTACTGGGGAATCCTGAATTACGGAAGGGATCCAGCTCCGTAATGTCTAGCCCATCGAAACCTGCGTAGAGAGGAACCGTAAACCGATCATAACCAGCGTCGAGGACACCAGAGATCGCGCCGCTTACATTACTTAAGGCTGTGCCGGCAGCGTGAGAGCCCGAAGCCCAAACACCGTTGACCTTGACATCATCCAAACTGAAGTACATAGAACGCTCTCGAATGCCGGCGCTCGGCGAAGAGAACATGTTACCGACTTCGCCGCCGCGGGGGCGCAGCAGGTCAATTGTAGAGGCATCAAAAATGGTACCGCCCGCTGTCCTGGTAGTCTGCATCCCAAAATACGCATCCGTTGCATTACTTAAGTCGCCGTCTGACGCGCTTAAGCGCAATTCCGGTGCGGGATAAGCAACCGAAGCTGTCAAAACGGAACCACTGACCATAAAGACCCCGGGGGTTACAGTACAAGTGGGGAAGGTGGCCACTATAGAGGCAACAGACGGGCGACCGAGGTTGGTAATAGACGAGCCGGTAATCCAATTACCAGTCTGAGTGTTCTGATCAACATCAGCCTCATCGTCGTACTTAATAATTCCTCTAAATCCAAACGGAAGAAGGGAAGCATTTTCGCCAACGACGTCTTCGTTTATGTCAACACGAACATACTGAGAAATGTTGGCCCAGTCGCCGGCTTCGACATAACGACGCTCGTCCGTATTCCAAGTTGTGTACTTATCGCCAATTTTACGCGCGATGTAATTAAGAGAATCAGGATTGAGATTTAAATCGTTGAACTGCTCAACTATCTGTACAACATTGTCCGAATCACTCAAACGACGAACCACCAATGAGAAAGTACCATAAGGATCCGACTCATTAGTCGAAATCTTAATGTCCTGAATAGAAACCTTAAGATTACGGTTGGTCCAGTCTCCCCCATCATTAAGCGCGTGGACTTTGAATAAAGCCGGCATCGCTTGAATGTCGAAGTTATTGCTGGCTTCGGCGCGTTGGACCGTATCGCAGCCAATAACATAGGGAGTCTGTGCGCTTTGTACGCCTCTGCGGAAGTTGTCACCATCGCCGTCAGTTGCATTGGTTAGTTCTACGATGGTAGCGAAAGTCTTCCCAGCAGTAGCAGTGATAACCGACTTCACGTGTCGATCAAAACTCTCTCCCAAGAAATAATTCTTTTCATTGGCGACAAGGTCGGTGTTGGTTCGTTGAGGTGTCGTATTAAAAACCTTTCGAATGTACTTAGAACTATTAACATCAAAGTTGAAAACTGTGGATTCGTTCGCACTATTATAATCCGAATCATTGATGATGAGCCTAAACTCATAGGCTTTGCCAGTATCCTTTACGACTACGTTAGATCCCGTAAGGCTGATCCCACCGACCCAGTTGGGATCAATCTGACCACCGACGCCAGGGCCGCGGGCGATGGCGCCGCTCATCTGTAAGAGAGTGCTTGCGCCCGTAGTATAAAAGATGGCACCCAAAGCACCCTCGAGAGAGCCGCTAGCGCCACTAGCCCACGAAGCATCGTTACTAAAAATAACAAGAGCCCACGCTTTTCCATTGGTGCCCGCATCCCAGCCAGCAACACCAGCGCCGGACGCGGCATCCGATTGCGCTCCGAGAAGACGAATATAAGTTAAGGGAGAACTGTTTCTAAGATATGCCTGTGCCGCATATACCCCGTAAGTAGGAGCCGATAAGCTCGTGCCTCGATCTCTCCATACATCTCCACCGATGTTGCCGGCAGAGGGGGAGCCGAACACTTGTACAAACTCTGAGAATGAATTCACCGTAACGGGTCGCAAGGACGGCCCCTTTTCGGCGCGGCCTATAACAACTGGGCCAATCGCTGACGGAGTGGCCGGTAACTGGGAGTTATCGATCTCATTGACGAAGACTCCTGGTGATACAAATCTAAAATTTTTGACTGACATTCGTTTTTATCTCCTAAACCTGGGATATCGTTATTAAATAGTATTGACTGCGCGCAATAGAATCTAATCTCTGTAAAATCCGTCCTTTAAGTTATTCGGTATATCCCCAAAAATTACCTTTTCTCTGGAAAGCTTAAATTCCACCGCATTCTCGCGCTTTACAATTACGGGCTGCTGCTGGTTTTCTCCCTCTCCCATTAAATATCCTAGTACCTCAATATTTATAGTGTTTTCATAGTTTCTATGTTCCATTCCCAAATTGGCAGCATTAGAGCCATTGGAAAATCCGCCATCAATAAACACCTCGTAGTAGTGGCCATCCTCTTGAATTCTTTTTGGCATTCGGGAATTGCCCGGAATTGTTATAAAAGGACGAATCAGCTCATTCATCTGTTGCTGATACTCGGAACGTAAATGCACCTCATATTTCACGACCACCCAAGTTGGAATCGGCATCGAGATTGTTTCATATACTACTCTTTGAACGGACATATTTCTCTTATTCGAATTTTTCATCTTGCCAGCAACATTTTTATCGGGCCCATAACTTCGTGCAGCAAAAGCATTTTGAAATTCTGCAGTTTTTTTCTGGTTTATCGTGCGCGCTGTCGTTATTACCCCTCCCCTCGCTCCTGGCACAGCATATAAATTGGCATACACCGTTCCTTTCCGTGTGGGATCTTTCGTCACAGAGGCGCGGTGGACGGTAGCCAAAGGAAATCTTAAGGTTTGCTCGGTATCTCTAAGTTCTTTATTTTCCCACGCTTTAATTTGATAGGATCTTTCAGCCGTCACCCACAAAACAGGGACCTTCTTGAAACCTTCGCTCGTAGTAGCGAAAAGATTCACATCTTCATCCACAAACCTATAAAAAGCTCGGTCGATAGTTTCAAGACTCGAGGGCATAAATTCAATTTCTTGAAGCTTTCCTTCGACGGACTTATCTCCCACATAATCAAACTGATCTGCTTTTTTATTTCGAAGCTGCGCTTCTGTTTTTTTACTTCTTGACATTGATGCTCCTTACCTATCCCACATAAATGCCAGCAGGAACATTCTGAACCACCTTTGCGGTTGAATCTTGTAGGGTAGCGTCCTTAAGCGCCAATTCGGCATACGTGAGCGTGTCAAGTGTTGTCTTCAGCTCTTCTCTCAGAGCATCCTGTTCTGCCTTAGCCTGCCCCAAAAGATCCGCAGCGTTGAGAGTAACGCTCTCCCCCGGAATCGGAACAGTTGCAAACTTTCCTCGAACTTGGCCCAGTATTTCTTTTGTTAGTGCCAACGCAAATCGTCGGATCCATTGTTTTCCAATAGCATTAATACTTTCATACGGAATGTTCTGGAAAGGCAACGTATTCATATTGTTGATCCCTTCCATGCCGGTTTTCGGCTGGCCAGTTCCTTCGTCCCACGCATTGAACTGATTTTCAATAGTAAATTCCACCCAAAACTTGTCGGGGCTCGAATTATCAGGACGTGG